CCGGCACCTCCCACATTCACAGCCAATGCCGTTGCTACGCCAGTTCCTAGCCCTGAGATACCAGAGACTACAGGCAGTCCAGTAGCATTGGTAAGTGTGCCACTAGACGGAGTACCTAAAGCACCATTGAAGACGACAGGCGCTCCAGCCGAGCCTACGTTAATCCCTAGAGCAGTTAAGATGCCTGTGCCAGTGGTTGTGGTGGATGGCGCAGCACCAGCCCCACCACCAATCACAAGAGCGTTGGCAGCTAATGCTGCCGAGGTTGCCCAAGTTGTTGCACTGTCGAAATACGGGATACCACCACTAGTACCAGCGATAGTGAAGGCCGGCACAGTAGTGGGATTGGCAATAGAGACAATGCCGCCAGTCCAAGTGACGTTGGTAACAGTGCCTCCTGCTCCACCACCGCCAGTAATAGTAACAGTAACGTCATTACCAATAGTAGTAGCTGACACGCCGGCCCCAACAAAGTCAATGCTAGACGGCGTGGAGGTGAGGGTAGTTCCCTCGTCCTTAATGACGATGGATGCACCAGCCGCCGTGAGGGTACCAGCAGCTAGCGTAAGCCCAGAGCCTACTGTAATCTCCTCGGCTGCGCCAGTACTCGCCGTAGTTCGGCCAAGTAGCCTCGCGGTTGCCATAGTGAGGCCATTAGCTGAGGCGTAGGCTGAAGGAGCTACATAGTCAGTCGCGGCCACAGCCGCCTCTATACTAGTACCTGTACCTTTGAGGATGCCGACAATAGACGAGATGCTAGACAGGCCGGAAGCGAAGCGCGTGAGCCAGTCTCGCCATACGAAATCCTCGCCGATTGTATTCTGCGGGATCGGTTCTTGTGGGAGGTTTATCATTTACCCTCTCTCCTACGCTTGCGCTCACGTTCTTTCGCAGCAACCTCTTCTTTGTGCATACGCTTCTTAAGAGCATCGACTTGTTTCTGAGAGGGAGCTTTAATATCGAGTTGCTGAGCTGCAAATTGCGGTAATCCGCCTCCACGCTCACTATTAACACGGAGGGATGTAGATACTTGCGGAACTTGTTTGGCAGCATACATACCTATGTCAGAGGCGATCTGCTTCGGCTTATCTTGAACATGATAGATATTCTGCCCGCTATATAGTTCTTTGTTAATAAGTAATTGTACACTTGCTAGTAGTGCGGGGTTAAACGTAAACAAACCTGCCGTAATGGAGAAGGCGTCTTTCTCTCCAGAAAGTGTCTTGGCGATAGCATCCCATACGTGGAACGGACCAGCTCTACGTTGCTCGGCGTGCTTGTTCCCAGTGATAGAGGCGGCAATGGCATCCAACATTGGGTAGAAAATGGCAACAGCAACAGCCGCCGCCGCGACAGTATCTATACCGTGTTTGAAGTTCTCAAAGCCCTCTTTACCCTTACGAATAGCAGCTACATCTCTCAGAGTCTCCAACTGAGACTTAACCATGCCATGATGGTATCTGCTGAAGATCGTTACGTTAGGATTCTGGAGAACCTTAGATAATCCTCGTGATAGAGTTTCTCCTAGCACAGCTTCACCAACATGTGTAGGGAGTCGGTAGCTCGGCATGTGCCGCTCTACTTCGTGGATGGACGACTTCATATCCATACCCTTATTCATCTTCTCAATAACCATCTGCATGTACATAGCATCACGAACAGTCCACATAGCCTTACCAGACGCCTTAGAAACAGCGTTGTAGAAGGCTTTAGGAGGAGTGCTTACTGCCTCGGCGATCTTCTTCCAGGTAGCAGTCTTAGAAACCTCTTTCAATCCGTTCTGAAAGATGGCATCGTGTATAGCATTGTTCCGAGGAGTATTCGATAGAGTTGATGCGCCATTACGCATCATCTCTCGGAAGAGTGGTCCCTGGTTGAATACCTCAGACATAGCCTTTGGGAAACTGTGAGCGAAACTAGACACGCCGGCTGGCGTTGTCCAACCAGTTAGACCACGAGCTAAATACCAGTGCCAAGCTTCGTTGTTCATGTGTGGGAAAGGATTCAGCATCATATTCTTAATAAGAGCCTGCGAGATCCAAGATAAGGCATTAGGCTCCCAAGTCTTAGCAAAGTCTTCTATAATAGCCGCCGCCCGAGGTTCGAACACATATCCATGAAACTGAGGGAGTTTTTCTAGATGTTCTGGAGTACGAAAACCTTCTGGAATATCCGCCTCTTTACCAGTCTCAACCTTATGTGCTACTGCCTCTACATCCTTAGAACCTTTGAAATAAGGAGATTCTTTAAGGCTAGCTAGAAAGTCGTTGTTGCGGACAAACTCACGCAACTCAGTAAGACGACTATACACCACAGCGGCATGGTCTTTAACATATTCAGCGGGAGTATTAGACTCAATCTCACTAGTGCGAGCCTCTTTGAAACGTCCGCTACCGAATGTATCTCCAGCCTTTAGTTTCCCATCTACCAGAGCATCAGCATTAGCAAACTTAGCAGCCTTACCGCCCTCCCACTTGAGAAGTACATCGCCAACACGTTGCACTACGGTTCGACTACCGTTGGCATTCTCCCACACAAAAAAACTACGTTCTTGTGCTCCGCCAGGAGTCTTCGCAATGTTAACATCAAGCGGACTATTCTGCCCGCCGAACAACTCTTCCCAAAACCCAACCGGCTTAGGAATCTGAATACGCGGAGAATTCTCCCCAGCAATAGCAGGATCTAATTCAGTCGGTAGGACATAGCCTTCCTTCTGAGCATGCTCAATAAGTAACTTCCGCTCAGCCAACTCAGGAGCCACATACTTATCATACAAAGCCTTCTCAGGAGCAGTAAGTTGTACTTCTCCTTCTGTATGCTGCCCCCACTTCTCCCGCATTTCTGAGGTAACTCCGTCCTCCTCCATAGCTTTCATACGGAGTTGGGCTACAGACTGATCGGCTTCTTTAGCCTTCTTAAGAGTATATAATCCATTCTCAAGAGTTTTAGCATCCATCGGCACTTCCGGGGTGTTTACCCTCGGCTTAGCCTCTCCAGCAGGAGTAGTCCACTCGGTAGGGCCGGGGTCTTTAATTGGTTCGTGTGGCGTGAAGATACCACCTACCCGTTGAGTTAGCTTAGTCGGTTTGGCTGCTACAGCCCCCACAGCACCCGCAGCAGCAATGTGAAGGGGGTCCATAGGCTTATCGCTTTGAAGCTGTCCAGCGGTCTCCATTCCAGCGGAAATAGCACCCATACCAAGCCTCTGCTGCATAGACGTGAGGAACTTGTCTTTGGCTATCTGAACAGCCTCTACAGACCCAGGACGAAAAGCTACAAAGCCTCCAGCCAAGCCGCCTGCAAAAGTAGCTTCTGGGTTTTGTTTCATTTCCTTCTGACGAGTAGCCTTGTCCAGACCAACAAACTCAGCCAAGCCTTGGGGAACATACTCAGAGGCGAACTCTTTAATCTTATCGTAAGCCCCACCAGCTACCAATGCTCCACCCAATCCTCCAACAACAGCGGCAATGGGTTTAGCAAACGGCCCAACTCCTGGCAGTATAGGAGGAGTCAGAGCAGCGGCACTTTGAGCACCAGCAATCATAGCTGGTAGGGTAGCCACTGTCTTAACAGCCGACTCTCCAGCAGCCTTACCAAAAGCTACAGCGGGGGAGGTATCATCAGGCAAAGCAGTCCTATCCGTCTTGAGTACATCCTCAGCCGGAGCTAGTGGTACGAACCTAGAAGCCTCAAGCGGTTCGAAGGGCATTATTTATAGTACCCGATTAGTTTCCCGTCTTTAAATACTTCAACACCCTTTGCAGTCAGCTTACCAAACGTATTGCCTTTCATAGCAGGATCTTTAGAGGCCTTCTCTAAGATAGGCTTTACTTCAGAGGCATCCTTCTCGTCATCCTTAGTAGTACGGAATTTGCTAGGAACCTCGGTTTGGTATGGAGTACCTTGATGCTCCTCACGTCTCCACTCTCTACGAGTCTTGTCATTGATGGTTTCAATCTGCTGAGCGTAGTCTGCTTGAAGTGCCTTAGCAGCATCAAGATCTGTCTTATCCAACTCCTTGAACTTAGCCTCATACTCTTTACGAGCCTTAGTAACTTCAAAGGTATGATCTTCTATCAGACGAGTCTCGTCCTTAGCTTTAGCACGCTTGGCAGCATCCTCAGCCAATTTAAGACGTTTCTCAGCAGTATCATTAGTCTTTTTTGTTTCCTTACGAAGCTCTAAATTATCTCTACGAAGGGCCTCATCTGCTTTATCACGAGCTGCTCGACGAGATCTTTCAGCATCACGATCCGCCTCGGCCTCCTTAGTCTTACGCTTCTCCTCAACCATCCTAACATCACGATCCCGCTGAGCCTCGGTCTTTAGGCCATTAGTCGCCATCTCCCAAGCCTTCTCCGCACCTACTTTAGAAACCAGATCAGAGAATCCAGGAGGTAGGACACCCTTCTTAGTAGCAGCTAGGATAGCTTCTTGCACTGCAACAGGATCTTTGGGATCATACCCAGAGAGAATGTCGAGCTGCTCTTGGCGAGTCTTCTCCCGAATCTTAGCCTTACGTTCGGCTGCTTGAGATTCGTGAGTACTCATAGTGTCGGCAATCTTAGCCACAGCTTCAATAGCGGCAGGCGTAGCAGTGCCTTCAGCAGCGGCAAGACTCATAACCTTAGCCATCTTTTCAGAGGCAGTTAGGTTTTGATTCTCCGGCTTGCTGAATACCTCTGTGAAGTTCTTCTGAAGAGCCTTATCCCCAACCATTGTGGCTTGGAGTTTGTCGATGTTAGCTTTCTGAAGTTGGTTGGCCTGAACTTCGTGAGTCATCTGCGCATCGAAGTGCTGCGGCATATACTGCTGTTCGAGTTGATTCCGCTGGATGTTAGTCCAAGCTTGACTACCGGCGGCTATATCAGATTGGAGTAGGGGCATGATTAAGTCCAGTCATACCCCATAGTGTTTGTGGGGGTTGGAGAAGTACCTTTATAGATACTAGCAAGTCCGCCAATACCCTGTCCAATACCCTGCCAAGCTCCTTGTTGGAACTGTGTATTCGTGCCAGCGCCTTGAGCACCAAACTGTACCCCAGACAGATTACCGAGTTGCTGGAGCGACTTATCATAGAACGACATCGCCGAGCCCTTGTTGTAATCGTTGAGGGCTATCTGCTCTGCTCCCGACTGAGTTTGTCCAGTAGCCGCAAGGCCACGCTGGACACCCTGCTCGCCGATCTTATTCCACGCTTGGAAAGCCGGATCGTCGATTACACCGCCAGGGCCACCTCGCATGAGAGTGGCTAACATCTGAGCCGACTCTTCCCCAAAGCCGCTAAGTTGCCATGGCGACTGAGCCTGCGTACCACTGCTGGCCTTACTGCCGCCCATCAAGTTCTTTACACCAGAGCCAATACCGACTACAGAAGCCGCCATAGTTAGAGTAGCAGGGTCATTAAAGCCAGGGTGCTTCAATATACCCACATCATGATTAAATCCTAGCATATTTATTTCCTGTCATTCTAAAGATTAGATGCTCCGGTAGAACTTTGACTATTCTGTAACCAAGACTTTCGATAAAGCCGATGTGGGGAGAGTCTTTGCGGCATGCCGTTACTGAGTATCCCCACTCCTTGATTTGCTTTCCTACTGTCTCGTTAAACACTTTCCGTGTGAACCAGCGTCTTTGATACTCAGACTTGATCTCTACGTGAGCCTCTGGGCCATAAAGATAGATTACCCCTTTATTCCCAACAGGGTACTCCTCAACCGTTAGCACCTTCCATATGTCCTATGTCGAAGTCAATCTCAGCGGCAGCAAGCCGGAGAGGTACTGCATCTGTGCAGAGGAATTGCCAAGCTCGCCGGCGTGCGGCCCCTAGTTGATAGAGCTGTGGGCGAACTAAGGAGAGGTCGACGTTACGATAGTTAGACCATGTTTGGTAGTCGTCGTCGGTGTGCCTAACTTGCATAGTGCCGGCTACCTTGTCACCAATGACCTCAAGTTTGCGATAGAACTTATACTTCGTCGTCCCAGAATCCATAATGGCTGTCGTAGCGCCGAACTGAATATCCTCGCCATCATCATCGTAAGCCGTCGTCGAGACAGTGTAGATCAGCGAGTCTTCTACATTCATACCATAATAGTTACCGTTAAACTGAACATAGTAACTAGGCCTGAAGTATGTCTCGTTTGCGCTAATGATAGAACTCCAGACATACCACTCCTTCTCGTCGATATCGTAAACGAAGGTGTGAGCATTTGGATAAGTTTCGTACTGAGTCATCACGTAGAATGTGTGGCCGCTAATCTTAAAGGCATACCCACGAAAGCGATCCTCTTGGTCTGCGTTAAGATACTTCTCAATCCAGGGTGTCGAAATCTTGACAGGGCTGAGACCATTAAGCATATACACAGACTTGCCTTGAGTCTTACTCTGGCCGATCCAAATAACAGATTGCTCAATCTCGGTAATAGACTCTCCATTCGAACAGCCAATCTCGATACGTGCAGCCGCATTACGAGCAAGCGGGCTACCAGTCGCATTAGCAGCATCATAGAAAAACTCCGTACTCCACTGACCGAAGGCGACTACGTAGTTGAAGTGCTTAGCGATCCCCATACCAAGATCCGGCTCTGCTTCTGCTGTGATGTAATTCAAAGCATTCCAAGTAAGCGGAGCCTCGATATCCGAGTTGTACAGTCTGCCTGTAGAGGTCATCACAATGGTATAGCCATCCAGATACACTACTCCAGGCACTATACGTCCGGCAGCAGTAAGACTGATGCCATCTAGGATCGTATCCAGTTGTGTAGCCTCAGCAAAGGTACCTGCGGTAGTTACCGTATAAAGATTGGTCGTATTGTGCACTAACAGATACGGTGTAGTAGCTGTCTGATTAAAGTAGCAGACATTCAGAGTACCTACCAAGGTACCAATAGTAGAACTCACCCCAGCAGTAGTGATTTTGGAGAGCGTGTTGTTCGCAGCTACATATAGATTGCCATCGCTGAATGCGAACATTCCTTGAGCAGTAGTAGTAAGAGCTGGTGCTACAGCAAACTCCACTAGCCCTGGCCGCTTGATGATCTCCCGATTACCATTCCGAGTTTCAAAGTAACAGTTCTTCGACAGACTGTCTTTCGACAGGCTGGCGGAGCGAGACTCAATTTGTTGGGCTATCGGAACTCGGGCTATCGTCATTACGGTGTCGCGTTACGCGCTCCAAATCTAAGGTCGGGAGTGAAGAATGTACTGGAGTACTCAACATCAAACCCAGACATCTGGTCACGATACTTGTCAGCTTTCATAGAAATCTCTTGTCGATGGTTCATTGGTACCGAATACTCAATAGCCAACTGGTCGGCGAGGTTCCATACCAACGCCTGCATCCACTCAGCGGGGAAGTCCGGCACATCTGAGCCGGCTGTGATGTCGCTCATCATACGCTGAACTACCAAGTGTAATTCATAGTTAGTCGCTGTGGAAGAGTCGGGAGATAGATACACATACAAGGTACTAGTATCGACTCGCGGATCTAGGAACACAGAATTAGCTACGCCAGTAGATGCCTTCGATCCGAGTATGTTATAACGCTCTTTGGAGAAAATCTGCATCGGCGTATCTATGTTAGGAGTCACCGACGTATTACGAAGCCAGGCTTGAATAAGCTTCAGCGGCTTGTGGGTAACGAGATCTCCACCAGGACCAATTACATAACTCTTCTGGCTAGCTACCAATGGCAGAGTCAGTTCGTCTATGGTCCACAGTTTGAGTCCGTCCGTCGCCCACATCTTAATCATAAGATTTAAAGCCAAACTAGCATTAGACAATGTATCAGAATCGACAGTACCGCCGAGATCGAGAACACCAAGCTTACGCAAGGCTGACGAGATAACCTGATCGCGTGTAATAGTATAGGAGGTAGTAGCAGTGGTCATAGTTATTTGAGGAAGGTGAGTTTGTAGATCGTCGAGAGATACAAAGCAATTATCTCGTCGATTATGTTCTGAATGGTCGAATCTTCGGCACAACAGTCGGTACGAAGAGTCTCGACTTTACCAAGAAGCTTCTTCAACCCGACAACCGGCGTGCCTTTGTTACTGTCGCTATAGTACGGAATGTCCTTAACCTTCTCACCACGCCCTTGGAACGTCTCGACCAGGCTGTCAGCTAGGGTAATGATATCCTCATAGAACGAACCGAGAGCCATATGCTCCGCGTAACTGTCAGAAGCTAGGTGGGCTCGGTGAGCCACATCCCTGCTCAAGAAGAGAACTCCAACGAGTTCTCCCATAGACTTAGAACTCATTACCGAACTCTCCTAGCCCTAATGGAACCATACCCAGTCATAGTACTTACCGTGAAGTTGGCCTTCGCCACCAAGTAAATAGTTGTGGTAGAAGCCAAGCTATACCGAACCATAGGAGTCGTGCTCAGTTGATTGATTGTGCTAGGCACTGGAGCCGGACTGGTTTGCCAAGCCCAAGCATCTGAGCCAAAGGTAGCTGACACATTAGACACAGCTCCCTTCAAAGCAGCGATGTTAGTGGTGGTGTCAGGGATGAATCCTACATTACCCTGCACATCCCAATCGCCTGCTGTCAACGAGATACTAGTGATGTTCTTATTCGTGTCGGTAACAAGAGAGACAGCACTAGCTGGCTCTATGACACTTTCAGTATACTGTCCGATATCCCCCGGATAAGCATCCCCAGACGTATACGTACCGAGGATACTGCTGGTGTAGTTTGCAGCGGAATAAATGCTTTTGTAACTGCCAGAGGCGAGGAGAAAGGTATTGCCACCATCGACAAGGCGTTGACCTCCAGCCTGAGTACTCTTAAGAAAGAAACCGGTGGAGAGCTGACTTATGTTTTGACCGATGAATCCAGCATCAGTAAGACCACTAAGTTCGAAGTCATTAACTGCACGTGCTGTGTAGTTACCAGTAATGGTACAAGTATAGCAGTAACCATCAGGGATGGATGCCATTGCGTAGGTACCGGACGGCTGGGCTGCCGTAACACCCGTCATATTACCACCACCCTCACTAGCATTGCTGTTCAGCAGACGGACGGGGTAGTTGATGTTCTCAAAGAAGTTGTTTGAGATCTGCGGATTGCAGTTCCTGCCGAGGTAACCATACTGGACATCAGCATTAGCGTCAGAGTAGAAGTAGTTATTCACCACAGTACGCATACTCTCCGACTGGCTGCCGTGGTCTAGGATATGAGCAAGTCCGCCCGTGACACCGCTTTGGAAACCATTAGCGATAATCAGCGGGATGTCGTTCCAGAAACTCGTCTCGGGGTTAGCTGCATTGTTGTAACAGATGTTCGTGTTGGACGACATAATCATCCCAAGACCGGCGTTCTTGTTATTCGTAAACGTGTTACGAGAGATCGTTGTCAGGATGCAGCACTCAAGGGCGATACCATACCGCCCACCAATGAAGGAGCAGTGGATTACCGACACTCGCTGGGAGTTTGCCATGTACAGACCAGCACCATTAGCTGGGCAGTTGATAATCAAACCTTGGAGAGCGCCGTTCTTCCAGCCGCTTACGTCGTTACCATTAGCAGCGGCAGTCGGCCAGACTCGGAAGCCCGACTCCATATCCTTATCGGCATCCGTCGAAGTGCCTGAGTTAGAGAAGGTAAACGTACAGCCAGTCCCAATAAGACTGCCTTGGAAGTCGTGCGTACTGTCTACCAGCTTGATTGAGTCGGAGCAGAGGTACGTCTTATCAGGACCGCCGAAATCAATAGTAGCGGTCTGGTTAGCGTCAATACATGCTTGGATAGCTACCGTGTCATCAGTAAGCCCGTCCCCGACAATACCATATAACCCTAAATCAGCTCGTACTACAGATTGCGGAGTATAGACGTAATCATTAACACCCTGCAACCAAGTTGCGGCGATGTTAGTTACTCCAGGAACAAATGTTGTATCAGACATGTTAGAGAGCCCTTAAAATATTATGAGGATGGGAAAGTCGCTGTAGGTACTGTATAACTTGCCCCAGAATATCGAGCAACGTTAGTCAATCGTAAATCTTCTAGAAATCCAACTATACAACCATTTGAGGCATCTACCCCACCAATTTTGAGATTTGTGGCTGAGAAGTTAGTTGTATATGAAGTTGGACCGGCTTCCCTAGAACCCTCTACATAAATACTAATTGAGCCTGATTCACGAACTATGGCAAAATGTTTAAATGCTCCAGAGGCGACATTACTAGTTCCAACTATTGTTCCTGCCCCCCAAACGAGTTTTCCTGTACCAATTTCGAAATATAATTGGAACACGGAAGCAGCTTGATCTGTAACAATAATTGTTCTGGAGTTAGCTCCTTGTTGAGATGTAGTAGAAGAATTAATCCACCCCTCAATTGTGAAATCCCCAGTACCAAAATCTGCTGGAGTGGAGGCTACATTTAAGTAATCTCCAGTACCATCAAAACTTACCGACTCTGACCATTTGTAAGTGGCTGTCTCACACTGAGCATTACCGTTGACAGTAATAGCATAAGTATTATTAGAAACATCATCTATACCAGTCTGTGCTCCGTCAGCACCAGTGGCCTTTAATAGAAATGTTACAGCAGAATATGGAATAGTTACTACTCCAAAACCGCCCAAAAGAGTTTGTATTACACCGCTCATGTTAAACCGCTACCGGAAATTAGCCAAGTAGTACTAGTTAATTTTACAGCAGTCGCTATGCCATACTGAGCCAAAGATCTAGATCCTGTAGTACCCGCTGAAGATAGATACATGGTATCTGATGTAATAGCTATTGTAACCACTTGAGCGGTCATATTCGCAAAAGTAATCGCCGTCCCGATAGGATATGCAACGTTAGCATTAGAATCTATTGTAAATGTCCTAGCATTCGCATCGGTAGAGGGGTGATGAATAACTTTACCCGCATCGCTAAGAACCGTTGTATAAGCAGCACTTTTATCATTAGCTGGGATATTAAGATCAAAGAACTCTAACAACTCTACCGGGGTCTCAAACTCTAACGGAATATACTGTGGCTCATTGGACTCGGGAGCACAGGAATCTTCATTGGGCTGATTAACATTTAGTTCCTCAGTTCCCATGCTCCCTGTCCAAGAGCCATCTTCTTGCTGAGTAGCGATGATTTCGTCAGGCATCTTTGGGGCCTATGTTCTGTTTCCAAAGTTTCCAATAAATATTCCCCATTAACAATGCGTGCCTAAAATGGTAGCCACAGAATATTGTCCAACAAAACTGATAGAGGCCCATCTTGTAACGATGTTGACTTCCAGGATAATCATACCTTCGCAAATAGCTTGCTAAGTTAAAGCACACTGTCATTCTCAGGTAGTTCTCAAATCTTTTACGCATATTAGTTCACAGCTTCTAGCTCCAATATCCCACCTGAGATATCTTTGATTTGTTTCATGACTTTATTCTGACGATTACGCTTGATAGTGTCATTAAGGACCATAACGTTAATCTTAGTGTTCTTCACTACGTTCGTTCCAGGTCCAATCTTCTTATCAAGTCTACCTTTTCGATCGTTGATTAAATGCCGAAGCGCACGTTCTTTGATATGCTCGTTGTCAGTGTAGAGTGCTAATTGCTTATATGCGCTCTCAAGCTCGGCGACCTCTTCCTTACGTAGATCTTCGTCAACTTCTGCCTTAGATTTAGCCTCGCCGTCTTTAAGCTGTGTGTCACGATACTTCTTAGAATGACGCAAGAGAACAGCTTTAATGACCTCAGACTCTAGGTCATTAAATTCTGCAATAACTTCTATGGGAGTATTGTTAGACTCCCAGTCTGTTACTATAGTGTTCTCTAGTGCGGTCATTATTTGGGTAACGATTGAATCAATGCTGCTCGCTGTTCAGAGGTAGCTTCTTTCCACCACTCAGATAAGAAAATGTAATCTTGCTTAAC